AAACTTTGTACAACTATGTTTTGACATGGTACAAAACCAGATGAGCGTGCAGATCTCACAAGACTACTCATCTATGGTAAACTTTGCAAGATGTAAGTGTTTAGGTGCAAATGTACTGAGAGGACCAGACCAGATTCCTTGGGACGGAAAGTTAGACTATGACTATCAACTGTGGATTGACTCTGATATAGTCTTTAACACTGAGAAGTTCTGGCAATTGCTTGACTTGGCTCTCCCTGCAGAAGCAGTTACAGAGGAAGACATCACAGATGATGATGGTAATGTAACAGGCATGAGACAGTTTGTAGACACAGAGCAGGAGCGTCAGATTGCTGCTGGTTGGTATTCTACTGAAGATGGTAAGACCACCTCTGTAGCACACTGGTTAGAAGAGGATGATTTCAGAAGCAATGGTGGGGTCATGAACCATGAAATGGTTGATGGTATCTCCAAGAGAAAGAAACCCTTCACAGTTGATTACACAGGGTTTGGATGGGTGCTGATTAAGAAGGGTGTCTTTGAGGATGAGAAGATGACCTATCCTTGGTTTGCTCCTAAGATGCAAGTCTTTGAATCAGGTGCTGTCCAAGACATGTGTGGAGAGGATGTGAGTTTCTGCTTAGATGCTATGGATGCTGGATTTAAGATCTGGTGTGATCCAAGGATCAGAGTGGGTCATGAGAAGAGTAGGGTGATATAATCATGGCACTTAGAAAGAATGCATCAGGGAATGAATTTGTAGAGTCCATTCCCAAGAAGACTAGGCAGGGACTTGGTAAGCACACCAAGTTTGCTGCTACTTCCAGAAACAAGGCAAAGAAAAGATATAGAGGGCAGGGGAGATAATGGATAAGGTTGCTAATAGACCTGTGGATATGTCTGATGACTTCAGAAAGAATGGTTGGGCGTACTGTAAGTACTTGATAACTGATCCCAGGTCTGATGCATACCTTGAGGGGAAAACCCCTCCTCTCTGTAAAAAATCAGCGAAAACCTCGGATCTCTCTATACTATGAATTACTTGGTAGCATACAGTATTGTTATTATTCTGATACTTTTGTTAGTAATGGGAAATGAGATAAGAAAGAAATTACTTAAATAGTTAAAACCGTTTTATACCTAGTGGGGGTCAAACATGACTAACGCATACATTGAAAAAGATGGTAAGGAGCATATCAATCACGGGATGATTGAATATACCAAAGAAGATTTAGAACTTCATAATGATGCCTTTGAGCATTCGCATGATGGGGAAGAAGTAGACCCTAATGATGCTAAGATTAATGACTGGCATAACAGACATCATCCAGGAACTGCATTTGAAGAGTTCTGTGATGTGCATCCAGATGCTATGGAATGCAGAGTCTATGATGATTAAATAGGTAATAATAGTCAAAATCAAATGGCAGAACTACTACGTGAGATAACAAGTGATAGGTATGGTTCCAAGAACACTACCAAAAAAACTAACGACTTGTATGAAAGATTAGAGGATGAAAATGAACTCTATGATGACTTTGAGAACCCTAATCCCAAGCAGGATTAAAAAAAATTAAAAAGTGTAATAAATAAACTTATATTATAGTAACGTAGATACGTGCCTGTACAAAGACGTAGTCAAGGATTCTTGGATTTAAGCGCAAGCTTTCAAAATAATCCTATGAGTAATGATCTCATTTCTTTAAAGAATGAGACAGCAATTGCACGTTCAGTACGTAACTTAATTCTAACAACACAAGGCGAACGACCATTTCAACCAGTTCTTGGGTCGAATGTGAATAACCTTTTGTTTGATAATATGGATAAACTGACTGCTGCTTCTTTAAAGACTGAAATTGAAACAACAATTGAAAACTATGAACCCCGTGTGGATATCAATGATATAATTGTTGATCCTAATTATGATAATAATGAATTTAATGTAACAGTATCATATTATATTGTTGGTATGGATGTACCAGAACAAGAACTATCATTTGTATTAGAATCCACTAGGTAAATGCCTTTAGTTAATTTTAGTAACGTCGATTTTGATGAAATTAAGACCTCGATAAAGGATTATCTGAGGTCAAATTCTAATTTCACTGATTATGATTTTGAAGGATCTAATCTTTCGGCGATTATAGACACACTTGCTTATAATACCTATATTACCTCATATAATGCCAACATGGTAACTAATGAGGTATTCATTGATTCGGCCACTCTCAGGGAGAATGTGGTGTCTCTGGCTAGGAATATAGGTTATGTTCCTAGATCAAGGAAAGCAGCAAAAGCAAACATTTCTTTTAGTGTAGATGCATCTAGTACAACTGCAGTGACTCTTACACTCAAAGCAGGTATTGTATTAACTACAGCAGAGAAATTTGGAGGAAATAGTTTTACCTTTGCAGTTCCTGAAGATGTTACTGTTCCTGTTACTTCTACTGGTATAGCATACTTTGATAATCTCGATGTTTATGAAGGGACATATATTAATCAGACATTTAGTGTTAGTTCAAGAAATCCAAATCAAAAATTCATTCTTCCTAATATAGGGATAGATACAGATTTAATTCGTGTAATAGTAAAGGATAATGAAACTTCTTCAGTAAGAGATAAGTATGAAAAGTTTGATAGTCTATTCAGAGTCAATTCTGAGTCTATGGTATGGTTTTTACAAGAAATAGAGAATGAGAGATATGAAATTATATTTGGTGATGGTGTTTTTGGTAAGGCAGTAGAAGAACCTAATTTTATAGAAGCAAGTTATATTACATCTAATGGTGCAGATGCAAATGGGTTATCACAGTTTTCATATGCTGGTAGATTAGTAAGCAATAATGGTTCTTCTGTTACTGCTGGAGTTTCTTTAATCTATACTAATTCACCTTCTTCTGGTGGTAGTACAATTGAAAGTATTGAATCTGTTAAGAAATATGCTCCTCAAATCTATGCTTCTCAGAATAGAGCAGTTACAGCAGCAGATTTTGAAGCATTAGTACCAAGAGTTTATGCAGAAGCAGAATCTGTCTCTGCATATGGTGGTGAAGAACTAAATCCCCCTAGATATGGTGAAGTTTTCATTAGTGTTAAACCCTATAATGGTGTTTATCTCTCTAGTGCAATTAAGGAAAACATAAAAAATGAGTTGAGAAAATATTCTTGTGCTGGAATTATAACTGAAATAATGGATTTGAAGTATTTGTTTGTAGAAACAAACAGTACTGTATATTATGATACCAGTAAAGCAGCTTCTGCTAATGGTGTTAAGTCACAGGTTCTCAATAATATTATTAATTACGCAGATTCTTCCCAATTAAATAAGTTTGGTGCAAGATTTAAGTATAGTAAATTCTTAGGAATTATTGATCAAAGTCAGTCTTCAATTACTTCTAATATCACTACTGTGGGTATGAGAAGGGATATGGAACCGAGGTTAAATACTTATACAGAATATGAAATTTGTTATGGAAATAGGATTCATATTGGTAGTGAAGATGGATATAATATTAAATCTTCTGGATTCTATGTAAATGGAATCAGTGATTGTGTCTATCTTGGAGACCTTCCTGGTTCTGATTTGTTAACTGGAACAGTATTTTTATTCAAACTGAATTCACCAACACAACCAGTTCTAGTAAAAAGAGCAGTAGGAACAATTGATTATAAAAAAGGTGAAATTAAGTTAAATCCTCTTAATATTATTTCAACAAAATTGAATAGAGGAGCAACAGGATTTACTACACCTTATATTGAAATTTCTATGCAACCTTACTCCAATGATGTTATTGGATTACAGGATCTTTATTTGCAACTAGATACTAGTAATACACAAGTCACTATGGTTCCTGATGAAATTACTTCTGGTACTAATACATCTGGTTCCAGTTATAAAGTAACCTCTAGTTATTCAAATGGTTCTTTGGTAAGAGGAACACCACATTTGGCAAGCGAAACAACCACCACATAGCACATATACCAAATAATAATGACAATAGAGACTAGAGTTAAATTCCAAGACATAGTTGAAAATCAACTCCCTCGTTTTATACGGGAAGATTTTCCACTTTTGCCTGATTTTCTAAAATCTTATTATGTTTCGCAAGAAATTCCTGGTGGTTCTCTTGATTTAGTCCAAAATTTAGACAAATATGTTAAAGTTGATGAGTTATTTGATGTAAAAGAGTCTACCATTCTTAATGGAGACCTCTCGATGGAGTCAGATACCATCGAAGCAGGTCAAGATGGTAACTTTACAGTAGGTTTTCCTGATCATAATGGTTTAATAAAGATAGATGATGAGATAATTACATACGACTACAAGACAGATAGCACTTTTGAGGGGTGTACAAGAGGTTTCACTGGTATCACTTCATATATTGGGTCAAATACCCCAGATAAGCTGGTATTTTCCTCTTCGGTAGGTGCTGCTCATACTTCTGGAAGCAGAATAGAGAACTTAAATATCATATTTCTACAAGAATTCTTCAAAAAGATCAAAACTCAGTTCGCTCCAGGCTTTACTGAGAGACCATTTGCTCCAGAAATTGACCAAAGGAACTTTTTATTCAATTCGGAGAGTTTTTATACCTCAAAAGGTACAGATAATGCCTTCGAAATCCTTTTTAAGGCACTTTATTCAGCAAATGTAGAGGTCATTCACCCAGATCAGTACTTATTCCGTCCATCGAATGCAGATTATAAGATTACTAAGGACTTTATTGTTGAAGAAATCAGTGGAGACCCAAATAAACTAAAAAATCTTACTTTTAATCAAAAATCTACAGGTGCAAGAGGTACTGTTACTAATGTAGTACCTGTTTTATATGGTCCAAAAGAGGGAGAACGTCCATATTATGCTGTTAGTATTGATTCTGGTTACTCTAGAGACATTGGGGTAAAGGGAACAATCCAAAATGAGTTCATAACTAACCCAAAAACTAAACTTACTAACGATGTTAGTATTGGAAGTACTGTGTTGGATGTTGATTCAACTATAGGTTTTCCAGATACTGGTATTGTTATAGTAAAAGACCCTGATGATAATCCAGTAGCACTTGCATATACAGGAAAAACAGTTAATCAATTCTTCAATATAACTGGAATTAATAATACCTTTAAGTCTACTAGTGATGTTAGAATAGATGATTATTCATATTCTTATGTTGGTATCAACACAGATGAACAAATTAGAGTAAGAATTGCTGCATCTCTTCAAGAAATTGAGTTCAAAGAGGACAATTATTCCTACGAACCTGGAGATGTTATCCAATTACAGTCTATAGGTGTTGAAAGTAAGGTAGAAAAGGCAAATAATTTCATTTATAACATCAAAACTAATTGGGAAGTCAAAGAAATTAGAGTTATTGATGAAGAACAGAAGAAATACACCTTTATTACTTGGGATACTCAGTATTTGAAGCCAGGAAATCAACTTATTATAAAAAGTCGTGATCCAATCCCCGTAGTAGTCACTGGAACTGTTGCTCAAGTCACTTCAGACCGTTCTTTTGAGGTATTATTGTCTTCGAACATCAGTTTGATAAGACAATGGGACTTTGAGAACCAAATTTTGAAGGGAAATTCTTCAAGATACCCATATATTGATAATTTTATTGCAAATACTCTTAATACTTACGTAAGACCATTTACTGATGATGCATTAGTTGCAACTAACTCTATTCCAAACTATGAAAATAAGGAAACTAATCCTTATGACAGAAAAATCACATATACTGGTCGTTTGGTTAGTTCTGAGGAAATTCCTCTAACAACTACTACAGATCATGGATTTTACACTGGTGATGCAATATTCTACAAGGCTGGTATTACTGATGTAGTAAGTACAACACCTGATGGACTAACATTTACTACTCCAGTTGAAAGTAGGTTCAATAATATGGAGGATGGAGTCTATTATGTTAGAAGAATTGATGAAAATAAGATAAAAATGTCTCGCAGTAAAGGAGATTTGTATAATGACATTTATGTTGAATTTACTGGAGATGTAACAGATAACCAATTCATTTATTTTGATTATAAGAGCAAAATATTTGATGCTCAAAAAGTTGTTAGACAACTTCTTCCACCAGAGACTATTAGTGGTACTTGGGAGACTGATCCTGGACATACTGGTATATTAAACAATGGAGTTGAGATATTAAACTACAAATCTAATAATAGTACCATTTATTATGGAGATGTTAGGTCATTTGAGGTAAAACGTGGTGGATATAACTATGATGTTGTAAATCCTCCTCTTATTGTATTAAATGATACTGTAGGTACAGGTGCAACTGGTGTTGTTGCTACTGAAGGTGTATTAACAAGAGTTGATGTAATAGATACTGGTTATGATTATGTTGATGACCCTATTGTAACTTTCAGTGGTGGTAATCCAGAGGAACATGCAGAAGCAGAAGTTCAAACTGTTGCTGTAGTCCACGAATTGCCTTTTAATGCTGGATATGAGTCTGCAGGTAGTAGAGGAGTTGGTTTAAGTACAAATACAACTTCGCAGAATACTATTGGATTTACTACTTTCCATAAATTTAGAGATGCTGAAGAAGTTATATACGATTCAAGAGGATTATCAAATGTTGGTGGATTATCTACAGATTCTCCATATTATGTAAGAGTTGTTGATAATTATAGAGTTAGATTCCATAATAATGCTGCTGATGCTATTGTAGGAATCAATACTATTAATTTAACTCAATATGGTTCTGATAGACAGTTTATTAGAGCAGCTCAATTAAAGAGAATTGTTTCTAGTATAATAGTATCTAAACCAGGAAAAGGATATCAAAATAAAAAGAGAACTATACGTAGTGCATCTACGGGTATCAGTACTGCTAAAGATTCTTTCAAAATAGAGAATCATGGATATCTTGATAAGGAAATAATTAAATATAGTGCTCCTGCTACAGGTGATTCAGTTTTAGGATTATCTGAGAATGATGAGTATTATGTTGCAAAGTTAAATGCTGATGAATTCAGTCTTAGAAAGGTTGGAGTTGGTTCTACTGCTGTAGACCATTATTGGGAGAATTTCATCCCCGTAGACATAATTAAGAGTGGTGGTGGTACATTTAACTATAAACCAATTACGGCAACCGTAGAGGGGTCTATAGGGGTCTCTACAAGGGCAGGAGGACAAGACTTCAGTGCTGTCTTACAACCTATTGTAAGAGGAGAAGTCAAGTCAGTTGATATGACTATGGCTGGAGTAGGATATGGTGCTTCTGAGATAGTTAATTTCAATAGACAACCAGAAATTACTTTTGAAAATGGAGAACTTGCTCAATGTAAGCCAATTATCAATAATGGTAAAATTGTAAGTATTCTTCTTCAAAATGCTGGTAGAAATTACCATGCTCCACCTGATATAGAGATTAAGAGTGCTACTGGAGATTATGCTCAATTAACTCCTAGAGTTGATGGTGGAAAAATATCAGAAATTAAAGTTATTAAAGGTGGTGCTGGATATGTTGATGGAGAAACAGAGATTACTCTAAAAGCTCCAGGTTTAACAGCACAAGTAGAAGCTAATATTAGAAATTGGCAAGTTAACCTATTTGAGAGAAATCTCAGTAACATTCAAAGTGATGATGGAGTTTTAGAAGAGAATATTAGCCATGAGTCACTTCAATACTCTCACATATATGCTCCTCGTCCTTTAAGAGAATCAACTTATGCTATATCTGGTGAAGCAATAGATAATACCTTATATGGTACACCAGATTTAGTTAAAGACCCAGATTCTGGGGAAGAGATTGCTAGTGTTAATCATTCACCTATTCTTGGGTGGGCATATGATGGACATCCAATTTATGGTCCATATGGATTCTCTGCTACTGATGGATCTGGATCTATTATAGAAATGTTATCTGGTTATGAGTTAAAACTAGATGAAACTAATAGACCTCCAGTAGGAGTATATCCTGCAGGGTTCTTCATTCAAGATTATGTCTATACTGGTAATGGTAACTTAGATGAGCATAATGGTAGATTCGCTATAACTCCAGATTATCCTAAAGGGACATATGCATATCATGCATCTATAAATCTTCAAAATGATTCTACTGGTCCTTTTGAGGGATATAGAAAACCTGCCTTCCCTTACTTTATAGGAGATAGTTTTAAATCAAAACCAAATAAATTTAATTTCATAATTAATTCCAATCAAGAAGAATATCAAATTGAGAAACATGAATGGTTGAGAAATACTAGAGATTATCATACTAATTCTATTAGAAGTGGTTATGACTATATTTTCAACTCAAATGATCAAAAGCAACAAACATTTGAAATAACTGAGGTTGCATTAGGTAAAGTTAATAATATTGGTATTACTACTGGTGGTACAAATTATAAGGTTGCTGATAAAGTAGTTTTTGATAATGTTGGTACTAATGGTAGAAATGCTGACGCTGAAGTTAAAAAGGTTGGTGGTAAAGTAATTCATACTGTTAGTCTTGCTACTACTAGTTTCTCTAATGTTGAATTAATTCCAAATAGGTCTAGTAATACCTTTACTGGAATAGTTACTACTCCTCATAATCTATTATCTAAAGATATAGTAAGAGTTGCTGGTTTATCAACCAATATTAATGGTCTTGCTGGTAGTTACTCTGTTGGAATAAGAACTGAAGCTATACTATTAGCTAAGACTATAGCTGCTACATCTGGAGTTCAATGGGTTAGTGTAGGTAGTTTAAATGGATTAGCAATCACTCCAAATGATACTTTAATAATTGATCAAGAAAGAGTTAAAGTATTAAACATAGATGCTGAAAGCGGACAAATTAGAATTCGTAGAGCACAAGATGGAACAAGTGCTGGTATTCATACTAATGGTGCAGTATTCTGGGAAGATCCAAGAAGATTTACTTTTGCTACTAGGGTTGGTATTCAAACTGGAAAATCATTCAGAGTTAATAAAGAAAATTATTTCAATCCTTTAGATGTAGTAGGAACAGGTACAGCAAGGGGAGTAGGTATTGGTACAACAATTACTTTCAGTAATCCAGGTACAGGATTTACTCAAACATTCCTCCCATCACAATCTTTATATTTTGAAGAGCATAGTTTTGAATTGAATGATGAAGTTGTTTATAAAGCAAATGGTGGAACTCCTATTCAATCTTATAGTGGTGTAACTGGACATGCATATGCTAATCTAGATACTTGGACTAATTTATATGCTGTTCCACTTGATGCTAATACTATAGGTTTAGCAACTGGTAAAGTTGGATTGGGAAGTGATTCTGATGGATATTATGTTGGTATTAATAGTTCACTTGTACCAAGTACTTTATACTTCACTAATACTGGTGTAGGTGATACTCATAGTCTTAGAACTAGATTAACAGATGTTATAACTTGCAATATTACTCAGAATGTAGTTACAGTTTCTACTGGAACAACACACCAACTATTGGAAGATGATACTGTTTGGGTAAGTGTAAAACCAATAGGTGTTACAGAAGTTACTGTTAAATATAATGATTTTAATAGAAGAATAGTATTTGACCCTCAAGATTTTGTTGCTGGTGATGTAGATTTATCTTTAAACACCATAACAGTAACAGAAGGAGTGTTTAATGTAGGTGATAAGGTAATTCATACTGCTTCTACTCCTTCTGGAGGTCTTACTGATGAGAAGATGTATTATGTTATATTCTATGATAAGACTAATATTCGTTTAGTTGAGGATAGAGCACAATTACAATCAACTAATCCTAAGTATGTAATTATCACTAGTGCTTCTGCTGGAACTTTATCTAAAATTAATCCACCATTATTAGGTAGAAGGAATCAACAATGGAAGTTTAATCTTTCAGATTCTTCTTTATCTTTCCAAGGTAATGGGACAACATACTCTGCATTTAGTATGGGTCTTTATAAGGATGCTTTATATAAAGATGAATTTATTACTACCAAAGAAGGAGATGTATTTGAGGTAGTTAAGACTGGAAAACCTGGTATAGATGCTAATGCAAATCTTCTTCTTTCTATAACAGATGATGTTCCAAAGAATCTTTACTATAAATTCAGTCAAGATAATATTGATAAGATAACTGCAGTTAAGAATGAAATAATAATTGATAACTTAGTACCAAAATATAATCAGTTTAATATATTACCAACTTATTATGATGGTAATTGGGATGTTAGTGGAATAGGAACCACTTCTTTCAGCTATAATATTCCAGAAACTCCAGATGTTACTTCATATAATAAAGATAATGCAAAATTATATTATGAGACTACTTCTAAAACAGCAGAAGGTGCTATATCAGAATTTAGACTTAAGAGTGGTGGGGCATTATATAAGACTGCTCCTAGAATAACTTCAGTTGCTGCTGGATCTACTGTTAGAGCAGGAGTTGGTAGTGGAGCTATTTTAACAGCAGAAACTACAAGTATTGGTGCTATAACCAAGACCAAACTTAATGATATTGGATTTGACTATCCTACAGACCCAACTCTTAAGGTTATTCCTAATCTTCCTGATATTGTAGAAGTAGAAAGATTAAACACTCTAGGACGTATTGGAATACTATCTCAAGGTAGAGATTATGTAGTATCTCCAGATCCTATTATTATTGATGGTTATACACAAGAAGTTCTTAGGGATGTAGATTTAACTTACCAGTTAGGTGATGAAGAAGTTACTATAGTTAAGAATACTGAGGGAATCTATGATGTTCCACCTAGAATTATTCCTACAGGTAATTCTAATGGTGTAGGTATTAGAGATCTTCTCTATAGTCCTACTGGTGCAGGTACTTCAACAAATGTACCTCATACTGTTAGATTGTATATTGATGATACCTTTAGTGAAGCAGAGGATTTCCAAGCAGGTGCTTGGTGGCCTGGTGAGAAATTCTTACTTGAAAATGTAAGTGTTGGTCTTGGAAGTACAGGTACTGGATATAATTCAAAAGAATATGGTTATAAGTTATGGGAAATAACAGCTGCTAGTGGTCAGGTAGGTGGTGCTAATGCATTCATAGAATTTACTATGGATGGACTTATTAGTGCCGGTAGTACTCCAGGTAAAATGGTTCCATCACAATCTGCAGGTAGATTGGTTTTAGAGAATCATTTCCCAATTTATGATGTAGAATTAAAACAAAGTACTTTCTTTACTGGTGAAAAGGTTGAAGATGAAGTTGGTGCTGTTGGACTTATTCAAAGATGGGTTCCTGAAAGTAATAAATTAACTATTTCAACTCAACAGGAATTTGACGTAGGTTCTAAGATAAAGGGATTAAGTTCTAGAGTTGAAGCATATGTTAAAAAGAATGTTAATTTTGCAGCAGAAGTTGCTACAGGTGCTGGATCTACTGTTTTTCATGGTTTCCAATCAGATTCTGGATTCTTAAACAATAGTTTCCAAAGACTTCCTGATAATGGATATTATCAAAGATTTGCTTATGCATTAAGATCTCAGGTTCCTATTGATACTTGGGGTGATGATGTAAAGGCATTAAGTCATGTATCTGGTTTCTCTAGATGGAGTGATTTAGAGATTGAAAGTAAAGATCCAGATGCAGTAATTACTAGAACAGAACCAGCAGACTTTGAATTAATTGCTGAGTTGGAAAGCACTACTTCAGTCATGAGATATCCAGATTTTGATGATGTTAGTGAAATAACAGTGGATATAAATGGAGAAATTATTTCTAAGGATGTACTATTTGCTAATAGAGCAATTACTGATTATTATCAATCTATTGGTAATAGAGCACTGAAGATTGTTGATTTTAGTGATACATTTAATAATCAGGAAAGAGCCACTAAATTCTCTACTGTTGGTGAATTTAGTGATCATGATGTCTTTAATAAAGTATTCACTTTAGTAAAAGATCAAACTTATTCTGATGAAAGGCAATTCTCTATTGTTTCTCTTATTCAACATTCTGACCAGGCATATATTAATGAATATGCAACATTAGAAACTTATCCTGAGTTAGGAACCTTTGATTATGTTCCTACTAAAGAAGGATGGGATCTAACTTATGTTCCTATTAAGAATGAGTGGAATTTGTATGATGTTTCTAATGTTTCAGTTAGTGTTAAAGATAATATTGTTGGAGTAGCAAGTACTGCTTTAGGTGATAGTGTTTCAGTAGGAACTACTCATGTAGATGTAGGTGCTGGAACAACTACTACTCTAGTTGCTATGGCAACAACATATAGATCTGCTAAAATGATGGTTCAGATTGAGAATACTCATCAAGAGTTCTTTGGTACTGAACTTAATATTGTTCATGATGGTTCTAAAGCTG